AATTCAGTAATAACTTTTCTAAAAATTCTAGTTGAGCCATTAACTACTGGTTCTCTTTTTGTAATTGTATATGATATCAATCTGTCGTTTCCATCAAAATTTGGAATTTTTAATCTATTTGGTTCGCCTCTACTGTTGAATGGTGTACTAAAATCAATATCCTCTATCGTTTCAAATATTTGTCCACCACCTGAAATTTGTGCGCCACCTTTTAATATTCCCAAATATCTTTCATCTTCTTTATCGCCACTTACTGGTACATTAATAGAAAAATCACATAATGAAACTGATGGCCTATTACCGGGTATTCTTAAACCATATGTTTTAGCTATATGATATAAAGATTGTCTTTGTTGCGCAAAGTCCAACATTGTTTCTTGCCATACTCTATCAATATGAAAATGTAAGTTATCGGAAACCGCAGCATTTAAATCTAGTAGAACAGAAAATATTGAAGCGTCATTAGTGTTACGCACTAAATCTGGATAGTATTGTTTTGTTAAATTAACCAGTTCTTCTCTTAATCCAGCAAAATCTCTGGTTGCATATGATATTTTTTTAGCCATCTTATATGTTTATAATTATAAAATCGGAGGTTGAGAATGCTCCGTTATTAACTGTATAGTCTATTTTTACTTTGGCTGTATATGGTTTGGTAGAAAAATCTGACACTCTAAATAATCTTTGGTCTTCATCTTCTTGGATACTAGGTGGATTTTCAGGGTCATCTTCCGCTGACATAATCGAAATTGAATTTATATCTAAATTAGGTATGAATTTTCTTACACCCTCTCTAATTTCTTCTTCTATTAAATTAAAGGTCACAACATCATTTTGTTCAAAAATGTATTCATAAATCCTAGTTCCAAAATCTGGTAAATAATATCTGGTTCCTTTTCTAGTTAAAATAAGATGAATTAAATTGGCTCTAACCTCCCTTTCAGGAGATTCTGTCATTTTAAAAAAATCACCCTTGGGACTGTCTCTAAAGGGAAAATCTATACCATATGTTATAGCCATACACTTATAAATATAAACAACATCAAAATGATGATAAATAAAAAATCCGGTGACAAAACCGGATTTATAAATCTGACTTTCACTTCCAATATAGTCAGAAGATGGATTCCCGACCTAGCTTATCGGTTATCTTTCGGGGCACGAATCCAAAAGCATAGGAAGTCATCCATTACATTATGAACCACAACCCTCACATTCAAAAGGTGAATCCGTTGGTTTTTCTAAGTTTAAAACGACATCGGGTGCTTGTTCAATTATTATCATATTATTTGGTTGAGCAGTGTTAGTCTTAATACTATTTTGTTGTTGCGGTTGCTCTAGGGGTCTAACAGTAGATATGTCAACCCCCAGCGTTTTAATAGGGTCAACAGCTGCTCTAGTTCTCAAATAATACATACCTGTTTTTAAACCTAATTTCCAACTATATATGTGTGCAGCCAACAACTTTGGCTTAGTTGCGTTATCAATAAATAAATTTAAAGATTGTGACTGGTCAATAAAGATGGACCTATTTGCCGCCATTTGTAAAATTCTTTTTTGAGACATCTCCCAAACAGTTTTATAAACTTCTTTTACTTGTGTTGGTATTTCTGGAATATTTTGTACTGAACCATTTTCCATAATTAATTTATTTTTAATGGTCTCATTCCATAAATTGTGTTTCAATAATTCATTAACTAAATGTTTATTGACAACAATAAATTCGCCACCAAGAGTTCTTCTTGAATATAGATTAGTTGTGAATGGTTCAAAAGCCTCATTATTACCTAATATCTGCGCCGTTGATGCTGTTGGCATTGGTGCAACTAATAAGGAATTTCTCACCCCATATTTAATTACCTCTTTTCTTAATAAATTCCAATCCCATCTACCGGATAAATCCTCATCTTTTTTACCCCACATTTGGTGTTGGAAAATACCTCTATCTATTGGGCTACCAATTATACTTTCATATGCACCTAAAACTTTGGCAATATCTTTTGATGATGTAAGTGCCGCATAATATATCGTTTCAAATATATCTGTCTGTAATTTATCTGCGTCATCACTTTCAAATGGAAGATTTAATAAACAGAAAACATCTGCCAATCCTTGTACACCTAATCCAACTGGTCTATGTTTAAAATTAGATTTTTTTGTTTCTTCTGTTGGGTAATAATTTAAATCAATAACGTTATTTAAATTTTTAATTACTTGATACGTGTATTCGTACAACAATTGATGATTAAACTCTCCGTCAAGAATATATTTAGGTAACGCAATGGATGCTAAATTACAAACAGCTTGTTCTGTTGGTGATGAGTATTCAATAATTTCGGTACATAAATTTGATGATTTTATTGTACCCAAATTCTTTTGATTAGATTTATAGTTTGCAGCATCTTTATACAACATGTATGGTGTCCCAGTTTCTATTTGTGCCGTTAAGATGGCATCCATCAATTTTCTTGCTTTCACCACTTTTCTTGCTCTACCTTCTTTCTCATATCTTTCATACAAATCGGTAAAATCTTGTGTGAATTTTGTTGGGTCATCATATACGTCAGATAATCCGGGTGCTTCATCTGGAGAAAATAATGACCAGTCTCCATCCTCTTCAACTCTTTTCATAAATAAACTAGGCGTCCACATAGCCAAGAATAAATCTCTTGCTCTTAATTCTTCTTTGCCATGATTCTTTCTCAAATCAATAAAATCAAATACATCAGAGTGCCACGGTTCAAGATATATTGCAAATGAACCCTTGCGCTTACCTCCTTGGTTAATCCAACGAGCAACCTCGTTATATGTTTTCATCATGGGAACCAAACCATCAGACTCACCGCCTGTGCCTTTTATATAGGCTCCTTTTGCTCTAACATCATGTACATGTAAACCTATTCCGCCAGCCCATTTGGATATTTTAGCCACGTCACCAATAGTATTAAAAAGCCCTTCAATATCATCGCCCTTATTTGCAATCAAAAAACAAGATGACATTTGTGGCCTTTTAGTGCCAGCATTAAATAATGTTGGTGTTGCATGTGTATAGTAATGTTGCGATAAATCTTCATATACCCTAAGCGCCATTTGCAAATCGCCTTTAGATATTCCAGCGGCAACTCTCATATACATATATTGTGGTCTTTCCACAATTCTTTTACCTATCTTTAAAAGATAGGACCTTTCTAACGTCCTAAATCCAAAATAATCAAAATTTAAATCTCTCTCTGGATTTATCGCACCGTCTAAAACCTCTTTATTTTCTATAACAAACTTATACAGTTCATCAGAAATTAATGAGGACTCCTTGCCTGTTTTAGGCTCAATAAAAGAATAGAGTTCTTTTATACACTGAGAGAATTTTTTTGGTGTTGTCTTATGTAAATTAGATACGGCTAGTCTCCCTGCTAATTTAGCATAATCAGGATGTGTCGTTATAAGGGAGGCGGCAGTCTCGGCTGCTAATACATCTAATTCTGTTGTTGTAATGCCATCATATATACCTTGAGTTACTTTCAAGGTAACATATGTTGGGTCAATATATTCCATATTCAAATCATCACAATGTATCGTGATTCTTCTTGTTATCTTATCATACCTCATTTCCTCGAATGAGCCATCTCTTTTCTTTACTTTCATAACATCAACATATTAAAAATCCATTTCACCAAATGCGGAGCTTAAGTCCTCATTTGATTGATTATGCACACCTGCTTTTTGATATTCTGCAACTCTTTTTTCAAAGAAATTAGTTTTGCCCTGAATTGCTATGTTCTGCATAAAATCAAATGGATTTTCAGAACTATAGACCTTGCCCACACCTAATGAAACTAAAAGTCTATCGGTAACAAATTCTAGATACTTAGCCATTAAGTCGGCATTCATACCAATAAGTTTTACTGGTAACGCATCTAATATAAATTCCTTTTCAATTTCTAATGCTCCACAAATAATTTCCTTAATTCTGTTACTGGGTATTTTTTTTTCAATGTGATTATTATAAA